GGTTCGCTGGAAGCGCTTATTACCCAACTCGCCGGCAGTTCCTCTTTTTCAAACCCTTCCCGACAAGGAAATTTTGCTATGAACCCAGACCAACCCTTAACCAAAGAAAAACTGCTCGCCGAAAATCCTGATTTAGCCAAAGTATTAACCGATGAAGGTTATGCAGCAGGTTTGAGGGCAGGCATTGCCCAAGGCGCTGAAACCGAACGCGCCCGCATACAAGGCATTGAAGCCCTGGCTACTTTAGGCCATGACGCGCTAATTGCCCAATTCAAATTCGATGGCGTTACCCAGGCCAACGATGCCGCGTTAAAAATCCTCGGCGCTGAAAAGGTAAACCGCGAGGCGATGTCGGCTAAATTATCAGACGATACGCCCAAACCCGTGCCTCACGCCGCCCCGGCCTTTAATGACGGCGGCGCTGATGAAAGCGCATCTTTAACTGGCAAGGATTTATGGGAACATCAATATAAAACCGACGCTACCTTAAAAGCCGAATTTCCAACCATGACTTCTTATGTAGCTTATCAAACCGCCGTTGAAAAAGGCCTCGTTAAACGATTGGGAGCAACAGCCTGATGACTACTTTAGCAAAAGATTTGCCACGCGATTACCAGCTCGGCGACCTGGAAGATTATCCCGTTATCGCATCCGAAATTATTTATCAGGGCGCGGCGGTCGGTGAAAACGGGGCAGGTTATGCACGGCCTTTGGTGGCCGCCGATCCGTTCCTGGGGTTTGCTACGATGGGCGCGGATAACAGTCTGGGAGTCGCCGGTGAAAAACTGGTACAGGTTAAAACCCGTGGCCGCATTCAATTACCTATTGCAGCCATCGCCATTACCGCCAATGATCGTCCGCCGGTTTATGCGAGCGATGACAACACATTTACGCTCACCGCGACCAGCAACAGCAAAATAGGCTGGGTATCGCGTTGGGTCAGCACCGGCGTTGCCATCGTCGAATTTGAAGCCGTGAGGACATAGCCATGAGTTTAGGATCATTATCGAGCCGGGCGATCATCGGCACCTTTTACGAAGTTCTGGAAGTTACCGCAGCAGATTCATGGGTCAACCCGTTGTCCATGCTGTTCGAGAGCAACCAGGAATCGGAAACCTACAAATGGCTGGGCATGTCGCCGGTCCTGCGCGAATGGATTGGCGGCCGTTTGGCCAAAGGTCTGCGCGACAACGGCGTGACTATCGCCAACAAAAAATTTGAAGCTACACTGGAAATACCCGTGGACTGGATGCGCCGCGATAAAACCGGGCAGATCCTGATCCGTATTAATGAAATGGCCAAACGCGCCAATAACCACTGGGCGCAATTGTTATCGACGCTGATTCTTAACGGCGCTTCACAGCTTTGCTATGACGGTCAATATTATTTTGATACCGATCACAATGAAGGCGATAGCGGCAACCAATCAAATTCCATTACTTATGATGCGGTCAGCACCACAGCCCCGACAGCTGCTGAAATGCAAAGCGCCATTTTGACGGCGGTGCAGCAAATGTATGGGCTACTGGACGACCAGGGCCAGCCGATGAATGAGGATGCCACTGATTTTACGGTGATGATTCCTGTGGGATTTCTACAATCCGCAGGCGCGGCACTGGGCACAACCGTATTGGGTAATACCTCAAATCTGATTCAGGCCGTGGGTTCCCTGGGTGGTTTTGGCGTAAAACTGGCCGTTAATCCACGGCTCACCTCCTGGACAAACAAGTTTGCCGTATTTCGTGATGACGGTTTGATTTCACCGTTTATTCGCCAGGAAGAATACGGCGTTAAAGTGGATGCGATTGCCGAAGGGTCCGAACTGGAATTTAAAGAAGATGTGCATCAATACGGTATCAAGGCCATGCGCAATGTCGGTTACGGTTATTGGCAAAAAGCCTGTTTAGTCACGTTGACATAAGGCCGCCGCGATGAAAATAAAACTTGAAGCCGCGACCACGATTCCGGCAGGCGTGGCATTAAAGTTAACGCCGGAACAATACGCCACCCGCAGTCATCTCCTGGAACCGTTTGAAGGTAAAGAAGAGGTATATGTCGGCGTTGTTCCGCATCAGTTTAAAGCCGGTGAAATAGTGGAAATAGCGGGTGATTTGCCCAAAGGTATTTTACCCGTTTATGACCGGAACAAAGGCTTGTTATCGGACGAGGAAATTAACCAGTTTGAAACAGAACTTGAAGAACATCCCGGAAAAGCCACGCACAGGAAACCCAAAAAGCCGGTTAACGATGATGGTGAACATAATGGGTAAAACCGGGCTACGGTTAGCGCGTGGTTTTACCCTGATTGAACTGATGGTCGTGATTGCCATCATCGGCATTTTAGCGGCCATTGCGATACCGGCTTACAACGATTATACGGTTCGGGCAAAACTGGCCTCGATCATTGTCCAGGCGGATTCCGGCAAACTGGCTTTAATGGAGGAATATTCCAGTAATGGCCAGTTTCCCCCGGCCCAGCCGCAACCTGGCACCATTATCGGCGATTGGCTGGCCTCGCTAGCGGCTAATAAATATGTAGGCCAGCCGCCGGGTTATCAGGTTGCAGGATCAGGCGGCATGGTCAATAACCAGGCGCGAATTCCTGTAACGTTATCCGCCACTATTGGCGGCGATGCAAGCTCCAAAGTGCTTGAGTTTATCTATACCGCGAGCAATGCAGGATTGTCGATGGAGTGTTCGGCCAACGCTGCCTCCAACCCGGTCGCTAGAATGGGCGCGGCGACCAGCGTGCCATTGCGCTATTTGCCATCAATTTGCCGGTAGCAGGATAATGATATGGATATTCTAACGCCATTATTCGCCAATTCCGGGCTTTCCGGCGCGGTTTTAGCCTCGCTGCTGGGCATCATCTATGTATTGTTAAAGGACCGGCGGTCGGAACATGAGCAATACATGGAGCTACAAAGAGAAACTAATAAAATTTTATTGGAATTATCCGGTTTGATCCGTGAATTTAAAGGCTTGACGCATTCATGACTGATGATGCCGGGCAACCTGATGATTATTATCATTACCGGATTTTTTCAGAAGGGTCAATTACCCGGCAGAAAGCGCTGAAATTTGTACATGATAACAAGGTTAATCTAGAAGACGCCTGGGGCATTTGCTGGTTGAATGATAATGGATTTGTTCAATGCGTGCATTTTAAGGAAATGACGGACGAAGAACTAAGTTATATCAATTGTCCCCTGGAAAAAAGGTTTTTAATTTAGAAATGATCAATTCAGCCGCCCTTAATTCAACAATAATCAATACCTTTGCTGAAACGGTCATACTCAATAAAGCCGGCGGCAATGTGCCAGTACAGGCGATTTTTGACAGGGTTGTGGAAAATAATGCCATCGGTGGACATGCTTTCAGCGCCGCGGCTTTTTCCTTGACGGTGACACTGGGTGATATTGCCGGTTATCAGATTCAGCAATTTGATTCCATTACAGTACGCGGCCTGGAATATAAAGCGCTAGAAATTATTAATGATCCAGTGAGCAATCTGGCAATTATTAAAATCAGGCGGTTTTAGTTGATTAATTTAAAAATTGATTTGGACCAAAAGGATTTGCAACGTTTTTTAAACGCCGCGCCGCGCACCATTTTTAACGCGCAGCGGTCAGCGCTACGGACCACGACCACCTTTGCCGATAAACTGTTAAAAGACCGGATGGCGCTCGCCACCGGCTTGCCAGGCAAAGTGTTTAAAAATTTCCGGGTGTTTAAACGCTCCAGTGATTACCAGGGTATTATTTTTTTAGGGCTGAATCCGGTTAAGGCCGCTTATGCGGGAAACTTAACACAAGAGCCGGGCGGCGCGTCCGCCGGTCAATATTATTGGGCGGGCGGCTTTGTTGCCAAAATGCGCACCGGTCATCTATCCATTTTTAAACGCAAGGGCGCACAGCGGTTTCCGTTGGTTGAACAAGTGGTAGAACTGCCGCAGGCGCAAGTCATCGCCGAACAGGTAGCTGATGAAGCCGCCGCCGAATTACAGCGCCGCTATCTTGAAAAACTGGAAGCGAGCTTGCGATGAGTCATGTTTACGATGCCGAGCAGATGATTATCGACCGCTTAACGGCGCTGGCGACCGTGGCGCAAACGGATGAAAACGATGAGACAACGACTCTGCAACTATTCAAGACCATTAGCAATCCGTCCCTGATCGCCGGTTTAACGGAAATAGGACCCTTGTTGCCGGCATGTTTCGTGATGCCGGGCGCGGCGGATATAGCCACGCAGCTAACCAACGGCACCGGCGTGGTTGAGGAGCAGGACTGGCATTTGATTATCATTGTCGAGCACCAGGCATCTCAAGCTGACGATAAATTAACCGAGAATTTGGCCGGGGCATTGCTGCAAAAGTGTATTGAAGCGTTATCCGGCTGGCTGCCGCCCGGCAAGCACTTTTTCAGGCCGTTTATCTACGCGGGACGCGCGGAACCTGAATACAATCTGGGTTATGCCGAATTTCCGCTGACCTTTAAAATCAGGAAAATGGTGATCCCATGAAAAAGAATGTCCCGGAAAAAATCGAAACGCCAGAAACATTGGTTGAGGGTTTAGTGATGGTTATTTTGCTGAAACCGCATATCCATGCAAGAACTTTGTATAACGCGGGGGAACAATTAAAAGTCAATCCTGCGATGAAAAAATGGTTGATTGATTTAGGCGTTGTCGCGTCTGATGAATCTACAACGAAAATTTACTATTAATTGAGGATAAAATCATGGCCGGTCTACTTGCCGAAGGCACATTATATTTAAATCGTGAAGTCAACGGCGTCGCCTCGGGGTGGAAACAAATTCCCGGTCTGGCTGAATTCACTATCACCAATAAATCGGATATTAAAGAACAGATTTCCAAAGATAAAGGCAAATATGGGCAAATCACCGCTTCGGTCGCCATACCCAAACCGTCCGAGCTGAAAGTCCGGATCACCAACTTCGACCGTACCTCGCTAGCAATGGCGCTGATGGGCGATGACGCCGATTTAACAGCCACAGCGGGCACGGTTACGGCTGAAGATGTGACTGCCGTACCGGGCGTTTATGTGCCGCTCGCGCAACGGCATATAACCGCCGCGAGCGTGGTGGTAACCGAGGCGACCGCTTCTGTTCCGGCGCTGGTATTTGTCGAAAATACTGATTACCGGATTAATTATACCCTGGGCATGATTGAAGCGGTTGCCGGCGGTTTGATAGCCGCTGACAAAGCGCTGCATGTCGCCTATTCACACGAAGCCATTGCCGGTTTTACCGTATCAGGTGCAACCCGGCCGCAAATACAGGGCGCGTTAAAACTGGATGGCGCCAATCTTTCCGATGGCACGCAATTGATTATCAATGTAGACCGGGCGCTTTTGGTATCAGATGGCGATGTCAATTTTATGGATGATAAGTTTGTGGAAATCGGCTTTGCCGGACGGATGGAAACCCTATCAGGAAAAACCACGCCGTACATCGTCGAATCATTCTAGGAATTGCGCTGTAGGAGCGGCTTTAGCCGCGCTCAT